GTTAAAAGCCAAACCTCGCTATTTTCCCGTGAAATTTTTTAAAAATGGCGATTCTATGCAAATTTAAGCACTTAAAGTGTTAAGCAGGTGTTTCAAAATGAAACAAAAAGTCATTCTTAAGAAAAAAATATATAACCGGCGTGTCGGTCCTGGCAGAAAAAGCAATAAACCTTTTGCTTTTGCATTTCTTCACATGAAGGACATCGGGGTGCTTTTTGATTTAAACGTGACGACTATTTCAAAATGGGATTGCCCCAGGAATTCTAATGGAACCTATAATGCAGTGGCAGTTGTACGGTGGCGCATGGATAAAATAAAGGAGGAATTAAAGCCGTCGAGTATGAACGGATTAGAAACTCAAAAACTTAAACTACAGTGTGAAAAATTGGAATTCGATCTCGATGAACGAAAAAAGAATAGTATTACTATTGACGAAATGAAAGCGAAGATGACTGAGGCAATGCTCGCCTTTAAAGGATATTTCACCGATTACGGAAAATTGAATTTGCACTTGGTTGCGAATCAACCGATCGAGACATTGCGCAAATATTGGAATGAACTCGTCAAGCTCGGATTGAACCATTTTGCAGGGGCTGCTGAGTCGAAATAATGACAACTCTTAAACTACGATACCCTAAAGTTAAGCCTCACAATTTCTATGGCATAACAATATGCCTGATCGTAAAAGATTTCATTCTTCCTTCCGTGTGGGCCGAACGTGATTTTCACCTCGTCCGGGGCTACGCGAATCCGGGTAAAAAATTTGTTCTCCGATCATGGCAGCGCGCTCCCGTTGACGCGATCACTCAATATTCGACGGTGATTCTTTGTGGCTGTGTCCAGTTTGGGAAATCGCTCATCGCTGAAATTATCCTTTGGTGGACACAGGCGAACCGGCCTATTAATGCATTATGCGTTTACGCAAAAAAAGAAACCGTCGAGGATGTTTTTCAGGATAGGTTTCGGCCTGCGCTTCAAGAGGTGCCGGCACTTCAAAAATTATGGTCGGGGAACCCCGACAATCTCACAATTAAAAAACTCTCTTTACTTATATCGATCATCCGCATGGCAAGTGCCGGTGTCCGCAACGACATTGCATCACATCCCTCGGGGCATATTTATCTTTCCGAACTCGCCAAATACAGAGAGGCTGGATTTGATGTTGTAAAGCTCGCCCGCGGGCGCCAGGAAGCGTATGGCATAACTGGAAATAAAACCGAAGTATTTGAGAGTAGTCCGCTTGAAATCGGAGATCCTCTGCATATCGAAATGTATAAAATAGATGTGCTCAATTTAGAATTTTTTTGGCCATGTCCGATATGCGGATATTTTCAGATTTACGAATTGAAACAGATCAAGGAACTTCCGAACTCAAAAAAGGAATTTGATCACGATGTGCTTCGCATTCGCAACGATGATGCGGCGCGCTATGAATGCCTACATTGTGGCAACGATATTCCGGAGGATACCCGCATCAAGAACCATGAGAAGGGCGTCTGGGCGGCGATAGGCGAGGTTATTTCGGCTGACGGAAAAATAGTTTCCGAGCGCAAAAAGACAAGTAAAGTTTCTTTTCGATGGAGCCGCCTGGTTGACTACTCGTTTAAGTTTTCTGAGTGCCTGGCGCGCTTCTTTGAGGCATCCAGGGCAGGAAAGCCGACGGTATTAAAAGATTTTTTAAATGAGGATATGGCCGAATTCTGGAATCCGAAAGTCGAGGAGCGGCCCACGTCCTGGCTCATGGCAAAGTGTAAGCCATATCTGATGAAGGACCCCACTATCCCGGCCGGGGTGCTGGCAGTTTTTATAGGAGTTGACACCCAGGATAAGGGGTTTTGGTACGTCATGCGCGGCTTCGGGGCGCGCAAAGAGTCGTGGCTGCTTGATTGCGACTATATCGCCTGCGACATGGAAAACGACCAAGCGTACAATGTGGTTTTGGATAAGGTCCGGGACCGGATAAATAAAAAATCGTTAGTCACGGTGGACGGGCGGCAACTTTTTGTAAATTGGGCGTTCGTCGATCGCGGCGGACACAAGGCAAAATATGTTGACCATATTGTTTCCAACCTGCCGGGATTTTATGCCTATATAGGATCGAACGAAAAACTTCATCCGCTTATCAAGGCCGGGAAGGAAGAACTTTATTGGGGAAACACCGAAAACCTTTCCCGCATTGTCGCTTCCGACTGCGAGCGCGAAAACTGGCATCTTCCAGAGGATATTCCGACCGAATATCTCAATCAATTCGTCAAACATTACGATAGAGAGGAAATTGATAGGTACGGAAACACCATAAAACGATGGATGAAGGGCGGAAATGATCATTGCCGGGACTGTGAGGCGTACATTCAGGGTGCGTTGATTGCGTCACAAATCGACGAAATGCTCGAAAAAGAAGATACTTTAGATGAATTAAAGCGCGCGCAAGTCGCACAATCGCAACCCGAGCAGCCGGAAAAACAGGTTGAAAACAATTATTTCTCGGACATTCAACGGCGCTGGCAGCGCAGAGGAGGCGGATAATGGGTGATCACAATTACAAAGACAAGCCGATATTAAACGGAAAAACTATCGGCGGCGATATTCGCGGGCAGGAACATTTTGACAAAACATACAACCGTCCAGAGCCAGCCCCCATGGCCAAGCGCCCGATGATCGATGCATCGAGCCATATTGGTTCGGACGTAAAACAGAAAACAGTCAAAACCACGCTCGGGGAATCCGAGGTGGTGATTTTAAATCACCAGGCCAGCGGCTGGCGGATTGAATCGTCATTGGCAATAGGCGGAAATGAAGTGTTGTTAACCTTCGGGAGATAAAAAAATGATCACCGCACCACAACTATTCGCCGGAATTCTCGACCCGACCGGAGACGAGCACTGTTTCTATTGCGGAGGAATCTGCGGGCAAGACAATCCCGTTTCTAAGCATGTCAAAGATACCTTTACGAACCGTGACATAGTACGCCGTCCCGCGTCGCAGTTTATTTGCTCCGGATGCGTCTGTACCTTGAATGAACGCGCCGACATCAATCTCGCTGATGAAGAAATCCGCAAGTCGCAGAAGACCCGGCTTTACAGTTGGCTTTTCTCGGCTTCCGGGCGAACAGCATACACCAAGGCGCATCTAAGAAAAATTACATGGCTAATTATTGCTCCGCCAGACCCTCCGTTTGGAATAGTCCTCGCAACATCAGGACAAAAACCAGGAAGCGGCTGCGGAATTAGCGCAATTTCGCGGGATTGCATGGGTCGTACAGGAAGCGGAATTTATTTAGAATAATTTCAGAATATTTTAGGCCGGTTCTTCAGTTCTTTGAATGATTCATTTGTATATCAAAAAACGTTCCATGTGAAACATTTTTTATTATTATCTTGCATGTTTCACTTTTTTGATATATTATTATATCGAAACGGGTTGATGGAAAGCTCTTTTAAGGCTCAATTCTGTCGAGTGCTCCTAACGGACGCTTGATGGAATTGGGCCTTTTTTATTTGTCAATCGCGGGGGAAAAAATGGCCTTTGACGACACCGATGTCACCGACGCCCAGGCCGCAGCGGCAAAGAACGCAGCGAGGGGCGTGAAGAGTCTCACCATCGGCGACCGCCGCATTGACTACCAAGACCCCGTCGAGCAGATCAAGGCCGCGCGGGCCATGGCCGAGGATGCGAACGGCGGGGTTTATACGGTCACGTTTCCAGCGAAGGGACATTATTGATGGGTCTTTTCGCAAAAATCAAGCAGGAAGCCACCAACTACGCCCTATTCCGGCGCGGCATCATGCCGCCGTCGAGCCGCTTCGGGCCAGCCTTTGCCTCTGAAATCGACGGGATAATGAAGCGATACTTCCCGGCCGCCGAGGTTGGGGACCGGCGCGCCGATTGGAACCCTTCCACCTTAATCGACCAGAACGTTTTCAGACTCGAGTACAAACGCATTTGTGCGCGCGCAAAGCGCGCCTACGATACAGACCCTTATGCCCGGTCTGCAGTTCGGGTTCTTCAATCTCAGGTCATCGGGCGCGGTATATCTCCGAAGGCCCGGCCGGTGGACCTGAGCGGAAATGCGTTAACCGAATTGGGAAAAACCATAGACGCAGGATTCGAGCGCTTCGCCGACGAGTGTTTCCGGCCTAACAACGATTCGTTTTATGATGTTCAGAGTAGATACATTGCAAATTGCTCGTATAGCGGGGGGGTTTTTCTTAATACTGTTCCCGCTCCTAAAAGCAATCTCCTTCCCTTTGCCTTTCAACTTGTAGACCAGGCGTGTATTGATTTTTCGCGCGATACCTTTGTACTTCCGAATAATACCGATACGGTTTTCAATGGGGTTAAACTCAATCTGTTCGGCGAACCCAAGGAATACTATTTCGAAAATCTCGTTACCTATGCGCCGTTTAAGCTCGCGGCAAATAACGTTATCCACTGCTACGAAAAAACTCACATAAATCAATGGATCGGTATTCCGTGGCTGGCGGCGGTGCTCACCACGCTATGGGATCTGGCGCAACTACAGGAAGATAAACTCATCGCCTCACGCATACAGACCGCCATTGCGCTTTGGGTAAGCGAAACCGGAAATAAATTTCCTAACGCAGCTCTTAAAAACGCAAACGGAAATATTTCCTGGGCTCCCGGGTCGATTATGAAATCGGCTATCGAACCGAAAATTATTCAGGCGTCCGACAGCATCCGCGAGACCTTCGGCGCGCTCATTGAGCTTTATCTCCGACAGATTGCCTCGGGCATGGGCGTTTCGTATCAGGAAATGACCTGCGACCTCGCCGGGGCGAATTTTTCATCCGCGCGTACCGTGGTAATGGACCGGCGCCGGTACTACCGTAAAAAACAGCAGTCCATCGAGCGTATTTTTTGTCAACCAGTTTATAACCGCTTTTTAGGGTGGCTGTTCCTGACAGGAAAAATACCGGGAAAATCCATTGTTGACTTTAACGAAAACAAATGGGGCCTTTGTCGCGCAAAGTGGACTCCCGACAAATGGACCTGGGTCGATCCGCTCAAGGACATTGAGGCGTTGCGGGCCGAACAAGAGGCCGGATGGCTTTCCGACGAAGATTATTGCGAACAGGTAGGAAAAAGCCGTGACGACCTTTACGCAGTTTTGATGGAAGAAAAGGCGCTGCGCAAAGAAATGGGGATTGAGATTGTCCCGAGGCAATTGCCGAATAAAGGTTTTGCAAACCAGGAGGAAAATACAAGTGCCGATCAAAAACAAACCGATTGATGACTTTGACGGCTTCCGCACCTTCGGGCCGGGGACCTATGCCGAGGAGAAAGACAAAGACGGAAACGTAACTCAGCGGAAATGCCGGGCTACGCTTTTTTCAGAAAATATCGTCGATGTTTATGCTTTGGAATCGGGCCAATTTGTGCGCGAAGTTCTTGTCATGAGCGGATGTCAATTGCCTGAAAATAAACAGTTGCCGCTTTTGGATAGCCATAGCCGATGGGGCGGAAGCGCCAGCATAAAGGGCAGCGCAAGAAATATCGAGATCAAGGCCGCTGACGCGGAGGGCGACGTTTTCTTTTCTTCCACCGCCAACGATATCGCGACGCTTGCGCGCGAGGGGCATCTCACCGATCTTTCCATTGGGTATAAAACTTATGACGAGCATACCACATGGATCGAGCCGGGTGAAAGCAGAATGTGCGCCGGCAAGCTTTACAAAAACGAAGATACTAAAAAACGCCTCGCCATTCGGACGGTATGGAAACCGTATGAGGTTTCAACTACTCCGATCGGCGCGGATGATCGAGCAAAATTCCGAAGCATAATCGATACCAACAATTTTCAAGGAGAAAGAAATATGTCTATCGAAAAACCTGTCGAACCCACGATTGAAAAACCTCCGATCGATGTCGAAGGAATTCGCGCGGCGGCAATTCGGGAAGGCGCGGAAGCTGAACAAGCGCGTGTCTTGGATATCCAGTTTACGGCCAGGACGCTGAACGTTCCGGAGGAATTCGTCGCGCCGTTTATCAAGGACAAAATCCCCGCCGATAAGGCGCGGATGAATATCATCGTCGAGGCGCAGCGCCTGATGAAGCCCGCCCCGCAGGGCGCTCCGAACCTCACAGTCGCGGCCGACGAGACCGACAAGTTCCGTAGCGCGGCCGTAAACGGCCTGCTTTTGCGCTCGGACTATCCGAAAAACAAAATTGACCAGAAGGAACGCGACGCCGTGGAAAAAACGGAGTTCCGCGGATCCAGCATGCAGCATCTCGCGAGGTATTGCCTGGAAAAGGAAAAAGTCCGGGGCGTGAGTTACATGGATAACGCGACGGTCGCGAACCGGATACTCGACCTCTGTTCGCGCTCGGCCCAGAATACGGGGGATTTTACCTATATCCTCGCGGCAGCGGCGAACAAATTTCTCATGAACGCCTATGTCGAATCCCCGACGACATATCAGGCGTGGGTGAAGATGATGGGGCTTGACGATTTCAAACAGAACAAGCTCGTCAACATTTCACTCTTTTCCGATGTTGACCTGTGGCCCGAGGGTAAAGCTCCGGAATACGGAAAATTCTCCGACAAGGGCGAATACATCACTATGTACAAATACGGCAAGCTCTTCAGTATTTCTTACGAGGCCCTTGTCAATGACGACAAATCGGCCTTTTCGCGGATTCCGTCGGCGATCGGCTCGGCTTCCGCGCGGAAGCGAAACGCGGCGACGTACAACCTGCTCTATCGCGGCAATACGGCCGGGACCGGCGCAGGAGTTGTAGGGCCGACCATGAACGAAGACTCGGTGGCGATGTTCAACCTTGCGTCGCATGTCAACTATCCTACGGGCGCAGCCCCGACCGCCACGGCGCTTGCAGCCATGGAGGCAGCGCTTCGGAAAATAAAACTTCCGGCCCCGGACCCCACGAGCGCCACGCAATACACGAACGCCTCAATCAAGTTTTTACTTTGCGCGGTCGCAAAGCGATTTCTGTGGCAGCAAATTCTCTTTTCGGAAACAGTCGTTGAAATGTCGTCAGGTGTCAATGCGCAGGCAAACCCAGGCGTCGCGAATCCCTTCAAAAACGCCGGGATTGTGCTTGTCAGCGATCCGCTCATCGACGCGTTTTCGTCAACGCTCTTCTACGTAGGGGCCGATCCAAACCAGGTCGGACATATCACCATGGGCAACCTCAACGGACAGAATGGCCCACAAATCCGGCAGGAGCCGAGCGCAATCGGCGCGGCCAAGGGAATTTCCTATGAGGTTATGGATTGCTTTGCCGTGGCTGCCGAGGACTGGCGCGGCATGGTTGGCAACGTCGGAGCGTAACCGAAAAAAAGATTTAATACCCCGGACTATTCCGGGGTATTAAACAATTAACAAAAAAGAAAAACAAATTTCAAGGAGATAACATGAATTCCGTAAGAACCGTTTATGAAGGCGCGGGGCGCGACGTCGAAACATGGACGAATGGCACCGGGTCGGCCTGGGTTGCAAACCAGTTGGTTTTCAAGGCGTGCGGAACAAACCGCGGACAGGCCGGAGTCTGCCTGGAGGCGATAGCCGACGGAGCGTCCGGATCTGTGAGAATAAAGGCCGAGGTTCAACTGCCCGCTGCCGCGGTAGTTATAACCCAGGGTTATTGCGTCCAAGCATCGACGTCAGCGACCTCTTGCACGGTCGCAGGCACGGCGAGCGGTCTGTATGCGCTCGGGCGATGCAAGGAAACGATTGCAACCGGCGCGGGATACGTCAAGGTTGCGCTCAATGAGGGTCCTGACGCCTTCTATACTTGGTAATCTGTATAAAACATGGGGAAGCTTTAAATGCTTCCCCATAAAAACATATGAAGGCGCTGGAATTAATAGGAAAAAAATTTGGGCGACTTACTGTAATTGCTTCCGCTGGAAGGACAAAATACGGTAAAAGTAAGTGGCTTTGTAAATGTGACTGTGGAAACGAAAAAGAGATTTCTTCAAAACATTTTAAAAATGGAGACACAAAAAGTTGTGGTTGTTTGCGTCATGAACATCCGGGGATGAAGCCCAAAGAAGATATCTGTGCTTGTTCTAATCTTCTTTTTAATAATAATTATAAAAGCAACGCCATAAGAAAAGGAGTCGCATTTGAATTGACTCTGGAAGAATTCATAAAAATAACAAGTTCCGATTGTTTTTATTGTGGATCAAAACCATCTTCAATACAACGACGTCAAAATCATCAAGGTTTTTATATCTATAATGGTATTGATAGGGTAGACAACTCTATAGGTTATATAAAGGAAAATGTTGTTCCTTGTTGTTGGGAATGTAATTCGGCAAAAAAGACAATGTCAATTGAAATATTTGTAAAAAAGTCTATTTTGCGGGCTGAATTTATGAAAAATTCTCCAGTTTTTGAAAAATATTTTAAGGAATTTAATTAATCATGGCGTTTGATCTTAAAGACGACATGGACGCGGTTTTTCTTTCTTCGGGTTTTGAAGAAACCGCGTCTTACGTTGTCTATCACGTAACGACACCCGTCACCAAAACAATAAAGGCGGTGATTTTTCGGGGGACCGAAAACCGGATCAATTTGAACATCCGGCAGAGCGGCGGGGACATTGCGAGGAAATACCAGATTGAGGCATATATGTCAAGAACAGATATTCCAGCGGTCCAAGTGAATGTCGATAAATTCGTTTGTAAGAAATTTCCAGGGGACGCGGCGAACACGACTTTTAACGTCGCCGGAATCGTCCGCATGGACGACGGCGGTTTTCGCGTGGGGCTTGCATAATGGCAATAATGGTCACACTGGACAACGGCCGCGTAAAATACGCCTTTCAGCGCGCGCCGGCTGTATTCGCCGACGAGATTGACCATTGGTTCAACAAGGAGCGCCTTTCCTTTCTTGGGGCGCGCAGAAATGCAAAGGGCGGAATTAAGGGCAAACTCCTACACAAGGAGCGCTGGGGCCGCGGCGGCGGATGGTCGCCGTCTATAGTCGGGCAATTTACATCGAGTAAAACATATCAGGGTCAGATCGACGCATCAATGTCCATGGGGTTCGCTCCCGGATCAAAACTCGAAGACGCCATGGAGCTCCTGGAAAAGGGCGGCACTATTTCATCCAGTAAATTCATGCCGATTCCGGTTTGGGAGAACCTGCAGAAGGCCGGGGTCATGACCAACCAGGATGTGCGGTCCAGTGTAAAGGAATCGGCGCATCATGCATTCAAGGAAATGTCGGAAGGAAATTCGCTTTTTTCAATTCCGGGGCGCGGCGGAACGATCCTTTGGCTCAGTAAGGTTTTCGGCGATTGGAATAGCCGCAGTCGTCGCCCGTTGCTGTTATTCATAGGAAAAAAATCAATTCGCGTTCGCAAACAATTTGATTTTACCCGGACATGGCTTAAACGATATCCGAAAGTCATGCGGCGCGGGGAAATGTCCATTTACCGGGCAACGCGCAAGGTTGAGGCTCTCATAAAACAGGGAAAGCTCGGGTTGTTCTAATGGCTGA